CAGATAATGAATTTTTTTTTATTTTTTTTTCATTTTCTTTGACAAAACACTTGATCGGTATATGAAACTTTTCATATTATTAAGTGAGTTAAGAAACAAACACAAAAAAACACACTATCATGTACAACACACTCTACACATACATTCACATTTACAATGACTTCTCAAGTGCTTACAGCGATGATGAGACTACAACCTTTGAAGTATGTAATGGATATGATGAGCAAGACTCATTCAACTCAAAAAAATTCTACAACTACACAGATGCTTGTGAGTATGCTGAGAAGCTCAGCAAAAAATACAACACAGCCGACATCATAGACTGGGACAACTAAAACAAAAAAGGGATCCTTCGGGATCCCTTTAATACAAACACAAAAAACACACTATCATGAAAAATCAAAAAGCAACAATCTTCAACGAACAACTACCAATTGAATACAAAAAAAGAATTGAACAACTCATGGATGATCTTATTGATCAGAAGATCATTGACTGGGACTTAGGATATTATTTGCAAAGTCTCAAAGATGAGGACAGATACTGGTTTGAGATTTGGACAAAGGTATATGACTTGTCATATCTCTCAATGAATGGAGTGATGAGAATGGAAGAAGGAAAACCAGTGCTTGATGAAGATTGGGTCTGTGAATTTGTTGATGTCATGAGAAAGGTTCAGACAATCTGTGAAACTCCAATGAGATGGAAAACTGGTTATGGTTCATGTCCTGACTGGGAACATCATCAAAACACCATCAGATGGAGACACTTTCATACAGCTTGAATCAAAAAACCATTTTAATTATAATATAAAACACAAACAATGGGATCCTTCGGGATCCCACAACGGGGAAAACAAATGACTGGAATACTTTCAACAATCACATGCAAAGACTGGAGAGATGAACAGATCACAACTTATGAGATGGACATCAAGTTCCCACATGCAAGACAGAACTTCACATACTTCAGTCTTGAAGGAGAGTCAAAGGATGGCTTCACTCACAGAGTCAGCTATGACATCAAAAAGCTCTATGGCAATGACAACTTCAAGTGGACTGAGAGAAAAGAAGTGATCAACAGAGATCGTTCATGGGTGCTCAAAAGAAACCATCAACAAGGAGCTGAATGATGAAAGCAAGTGACAGATGGAACTATGGTCTTGGAATTGGCTCAACCTTTGAGGAAGAAGAGAGGCTCAGGATAGAACAAGACAGAAGAGAGTTCAAGCTCAGAGAACTCAAGTCAGAGCTTGAGAATGAGGATCAACAGCAACTTGCAGAAGATCCTGAAAAAGATGATATTCATGAATAGTTAAAGTAACAGCATTAATTGGTAGAATCATAAGACTTAGACAATCTGAGGAATCAGGTTGTCTTTTTTTTGTCAATTATCAAGATTGGTCAAAAAACAGTACCTTGTATGTATGAAATTGAACTCAACTGAAAGAACTTCAAGCCAATGGAAACATACACTTCACTAGCAACCAACAATCAAGGGCAATCTCTAGGATATAGCAAAACAATCAACACAACATCAAGTGACACCATTGTTGCTCTCTCAGAAGCAAAGAGTTTCATGGGTATTGATCACAGTGATGATGACACACTGATTGGAAGATTGATCAACATGAGCATTGACATTGCAGAGAGGTACACTGGATCAATGATCAAGAGAAGAACAATGACTCTTGAATATGATCAGCATGCAAGCTCAATCCTTCTGCCATTCCCACCACATGTATCAGTTGATGCTGTGAGAACAAAGGTTCTTGGAGTGGAGACTGCACTTGCATCTGATGAGTTCTTCTTGACTGGTCAAGATCAGAAGGTTCTTCATCTAAAGTTTCCAGTCAGGTATCAAGGTCTTGAAGTTGACATCACCACTGGATTTGGTGCAACTGATGTTCCTGATGGAATCATCATTGCTCTTCTCAAGATCATCAACTCACAGTTTGAGGATAGGTCAAATGTCGCAGGTGGAGCTGTGAGCAAAATGCCAAACGATGCCAAGAGCATCTTGAATCATTACAGAAGGAGAAGCATTTGAAGAAAAAATTCTACAACATTGGAGACTTCAGACACAGAGCACAGTTTCAGAAACTCAGCACAACATCTGATGGAGCAGGTGGATTCACTAATTCCTACACCACAGTATCAACTGTACCTTGCAGGATAGAGCCAAAATCAGGCACAGAGAGACTTGAGTCAGGTCAGGTGATAGGTAATGTCACTTACAACATTGTAGTCCGTCACAGCTCAAATTTCAGTCCTTTGCTTGACAATGACTACAAGATCAACATTGCATCAGGCATCTATCAGGGATCATACAACATCAAGTCATCAATCTTGATGGATGGAGCTGTCAAGTATTATCACATTGTAGCAGTGAAGAAATGAGCAAGGACAGACTCAGATACAAGATCAAACCTGCAAACATGAAGAAAGTGTTGAATGACATCAAGAAGAAGTCAGCAGGATTTGAGCAGAAGGTTCAGGATGAAGCAAATCTTTTCTTGTTCAGAGTTCACAGAGGAGCTGTCAACAACCTGAGAAGAAACCTGAGTGGAAGCAGTGGGTCAAACAGACTTATGACTTCATTGCAGGTGGAGACAGCAAAAAAGAAAGATGTGTTCAGTGGCAATGTTCATGCTTCAGTTTTTTATGCTCCGTATGTTGAGTTCGGAACCATCACCAAAGTGAAAGTTCCAAGAGGATATGAAGACTTTGCAATACTCTTCAAGGTGAGCAACAGAACAACGGGTGGAATGGCTCCAAAGCCATATCTGATTCCAAGCTTTGAAGAAGAAAAAAGAAACCTTCCTGACATTTTGAAAAAGATTGATATATGAAACTCCCAAACAAACTCTTGCAGACAGCATACTTCACAACATTGAATGGAAACATCACTCATGGTGGGTCAAATGTACCAGTCTTTGATGTTATTCCACCATCTCAAGACTATCCATACATTCATCTAGGTTCACAAGAGATTGCTCATGTAGGGTCAAAATCATCCTTCACAGTAGAAGCAAAGATCACAGTTGATGTGGTGACTGGCTTTGAAGGATCTTTTGGTGGCAAGAGTCAAGCGTATGACATTGGTGATTCAGTTACTCAATTGATTGTGACAAGGGCACAATCTTATTTCAGCATGACTGGATTCAATTGTTTTGTGAGTGAGCTTGACAGTTCAACCATTTTGGAAGAACTAAGTGAAACTCATATCTTGTATGTACACAAACTCAAATTCAGACATTTAATACAAGAGATTTAAAATGGCAAAAATAAATGGAACCAGTTTTTTGATTGTTGTTGATGGTGGTGCTATTGCTCACAGCACAAGTGCATCAATCTCAATTGACATGGACACAATTGATGTATCATCTAAAGATTCGGCAGGAGTACAAGAACTCATTGCAGGTCAGAGAAGTGCAACAGTTGACTTTGAAGCACTTGTTGATTTTGGTGCTCAAGGAATCACTGATGCAGGTGGAACAGCAATGAAAGGTCTTGATGATCTTTTCACTGTGTTCAACAACAGAACTGCTATCAACTGGCAACTTGCAACTGGACAGTTTGATGCTTCACCAAAATTCACTGGAAGTGGATTGATCACATCATTGTCAATGGATGCACCAATGGAAGATGTGACAACATTCTCAGGATCTATTGCAGTGACTGGTGCGGTCAGCTTTACTGAGTCTTAATGAATCTATTCAGGGCAGAAGTTGAGATTGCCATTGGTGGCAAGAAAAGACTCTTCAAGTTTGGCATCAACCAACTTGCACTCTACACAGAGAAGCACAAAATCTCACTCTCAGAGGCAGAGATGTCAGTTGCTCAGATCAGGGATTTGTTTTGGTCTGCTTTAGTATGTGGAGCAAAAAAGAAAAAGCAAGAAGTTGACTTTGATGAATGGGATGTTGGAGAATGGATTGATGATATGGATCAAGCTGATTTTGAGACTGTGATTGAAGCAATGAATCAATCCTTCCCTGAAGGTCAAGAGAAAAAAGGTTCTAAAAAAAAGTAGAATGGGAAGATGTCTTTGAGGTTGCCTATGTGGACCTTGGACTTCTCCCTGAACAATTTTGGGATCTTACTTGGAAGGAGTTTGACTACTTAGTAAGAGCAAAGCAGAGCAGAGACTATCAAGTTTGGGATGTGGCAAGAACAATTGGAACATGGATCTTGTCACCACATACAAAGAAAAAGATTAAACCAAAAGATTTGCTTAAATTGCCTGAAGTCACAGATGTGAAAATAAGCACACTGGATGATTTTAAAAGAGCAGTAAAAAACTACAATCATGGCAAATCCAAGACTTCAAGTTGACTTTGTTGCAAATCTTCAACAGTTTCAAAAAGGTATAGGAAGAGCAGGCAAATCTCTTGAGAGATTCGGCACAAGACTCTCAGCAATTGGTTCAAAAGCTACACTAGGACTCACAACTCCATTGACACTGGCAGGTGGATCAGCCATCAAGTTGGCAATGGATATGGAAGAGAGTCTCAACAAAGTTGATGTGGCTTTCAAAGGATCTTCATCATTTGTCAAACAGTTTGCAGACACAACTCTTGAGTCTTTTGGCATATCTTCAAATCAAGCTCTTGAGAGTGCTTCTCTTTTTGGAGACATGGCAACATCAATGGGATTGACAACTACGCAATCAGCAAGCATGGCAACTCAGCTTGTTGGACTTGCAGGTGACTTGTCATCATTCAAGAACATTCAAGTTGAGGTTGCACAGACAGCACTGGCAGGAATCTTCACTGGAGAGACTGAGAGCTTGAAGAGACTTGGAGTTGTGATGACACAAACTAATCTTGAGCAGTTTGCACTCTCTCAGGGTATCACAAAGAACATCAAGGAGATGACAGAGGCAGAGAAGGTCAATCTGAGATTTGCTTTTGTGATGGAAAAAACAAAGAACGCTCAAGGTGACTTTGCAAGAACAAGTGAGGGATCTGCTAACCAGTTGAGAATCTTCCAACAAGGTCTTGTTCAACTTGGAACTCAGTTTGGAGAGGTGCTTCTTCCAATGTTTCAAAAAGTTATGGAAAGACTCAATGGAATATTGACAAGCATCACAAAGCTATCACCTGAGACAAAGAAATTCGCAGTTGGTCTTGGAATTCTTGTGAGTGCTCTTGGTCCAACTGTGTTGCTTCTTGGAAAAGCTTCCATTGCAGTTGGAAGATTAATGGGATCAATTAAAAATCTATCGAAGGCAACACTCATCTTTAGAGTCAAGATACTTGCAATCACAGCAGTCATTGCAGGATTGGTCACAGCCATTCTTTTTGTGAAAGAGAATTTTGACAGCTTTGCAATCTTCTTTGAGAATCTGTGGAATGGGATCAAGAGATTTGTTCTTGAAGCAGTTGCATCAATATCATCTAAGATTGCAGGGCTTCTTGAGAAGGTTGGATTTGATGATGCTTCAGCTAAAATGCAAGGATTCATTGATGGTGTAAACAAGTCACTTGACAGCATACCTGAAGGAAAAGAGACAAAGTTTCAAAGCATTGGTGAGTTTATTGACTCATTGACTGGCAAAGCAAAAGAGCTTATCAGCTCACTCACAGAGATTGGAGTGGTCTCAGAAGATGTTCCTGATCCTTCAGAAAGATTTGATACTCAATCAGCAGGAAGAGCAGACCTGCCATCAGCAACAAATGTTCCACAACTTGACTTGTCAAAAGCAACTGTTGACACATCAAAGTTCAAGATAGGGATGGCTGAGACGACAGATGAAATGAGACAGCTTGATCACTTCATGAAGGATCAGCTTTCTTCAACTTTGGGCACAGTTGCAGATTCATTTGCTGACTTGTTCACTGGTGATGCAGGAGCAGGAGACTTTGGAAGCAGAATCTTGTCTGTTCTTGGAGACTTTGCAATTCAATTTGGAAAGCTTGCCATTGGTATTGGTACAGCTTCATTGAGCTTGAAGAAAAGTCTTTTTGCGAATCCACCACAAGCAATTGCAAGTGGATTAATTCTTGTTGCTTTAGGTAAAACCATTAAGAATGTGACTGCAAAATTCGGAGAAGGAATGAAGGATGGTGGAATAGTTCCATCAGGATTCAACAATGACACATTCCCTGCACTGCTTTCTTCAGGTGAGAGGGTCATCCCCAAGTCAAGATCACTTCCTTCAGATATGGGATCAAACTTGAATCTCAGTGGTGAATTTAGAATCAAAGGATCTGACCTTGTTCTGAGTTTAGCTGAAGCAAACTATTCACTTGACAGATGAGCTATGGTCTGAAATACTTTTTCACTGACAAGCAAATTGTCGGAACCACTACAACAACATACACATTTGAGTTGTTGTATGAGGGTCACACTGGCAGTGCAACTGAGTTCATTGGAAAGAATATTGAAAGAAGCTATGATCAACTGAACTTCAGAAAGTTCACACACATTCAAAAGTCTCAATGTAAAGGAACTATTGCAGTCAGGAATCAGACAGAGAGAGATGCCGTTGAAGAGGTAGCAGAAAGCAAATTCAAAGACTTTAAGGTTCAGCTCAAAAGAAACTCAACCATCATTTGGAGTGGATGGTTGTTGCCTGACCTGATCTCTATCGGGGAGCAGAATTTTGGCAATATGGAGACAACTTTCACTGCAAAGGATATTGAACTCAGTGGAGACTTTACCTTCAGCCTAAGCACAAACAAAGCAATCACAACCATTGCTTCGATACTGAACACCACTGGTCTTGGATTGGACATCAAGACATCATCCAAGTGGATTGCTTCAGATCAGTCAGATACAAGTGATGATGTGTACAATCAAATCTATCACAGTGAGCAAAGGTTCAGAGAGTTTGCAGATACATCAGGAAGCACTGACAGACCACTGAGAAATGAGACTGTACTTGAGTACATGCTCAAGACTTATGGTGCAGTACTAAGACAAGCAGATGGAGACTGGCAGATTGTGCAACTCTCAGCACTGAATGCACCAAGCACAGTACCAGTCACAACATACAACAGTTCAGGAGTCAAACAAGGATCAGCAAGAGTCAGCACTGATTTGAGAGAAACTATTGCATCCAATCAAACGCTCAAGATTCTTGGCAACAGTGTTGTCAACAATTACTATGCAGGTCTTGAAAAAGTCACATCAACTTATCAGCATGACAGTGATGTTCAATCAATAAAGATTCCAAGATCATTGAGGTTCACTTCTGATCAAACATTCTCTCAATATTATGCAGGCAATGGAACCACTACACTCAGGCTCTCTTTCAATTTAGGGATTGCAACAAATCAGACATCATCAGTTGTTGATACTTTTGCAGGAATGAATGTCAAGATCCAAGCAGGCACAAAGTATCTTACAAGCACAATGGCATGGAGTGCAAGTGACTCATCCATTCCAATCAGTGTGACTGGACCAGTAACAGCAGACAGTGATGGAAATGACATATATCAAAACAGAGGTGTGAGCATAATATCAGAACTCATTCCTGATGATGCTGATGGTGTGCTGAGTGTGGTTTTTGATTTCCCTGAGAGTTTGGTTGGTGTGAATGATGTTCAGTATGTTGACATCAGTGATGTGCAGTTTGACATTGGATATGTTGCCAACACTGAGAACAGTGATTCAATTGACTTTGAGCTAAGGCAGACACTCTCTTTCAATGAGGTCTATGAATATGGAAAATTTCATTTTGGAGATGGTCCAAGTGCAGGCTCTTTGTCAGCTTTGAGACTTGGAACAGCTTTGTCTGATGGGTTCACATCAACTTGGAAACTGACAACTGACTCAAGCACAATGACTCATCAACAGCTTTTGATGAGAGAGTTGATGGATGCAAGGAGAGGTCAAAGAAGGAACATCAGGGGATCTTTCTATGGAGAGTATGAACCAAACAAGATCATTGTCTATGATGGGAAAAACTTTGCTTTTCTTGGTGGATCATGGAACACAAACAGCTATGAGTGGAACATCAATATCATTGAGCTGAACTTTGTCACAGCAGGATCAGACACCCTAGTCTCATACACCAATGCAACTGGTGGTGGCTCAACATCATCAACTGGTGCAGGATCAAGCTCAAACTCAACAAGTGCAACCAATGCAAACTTCTTGCAGGTTTCAAACAATCTTTCAGACCTGAACAATGCAAGTACAGCAAGAACCAATCTTGGAGTTGCCATTGGAACCAATGTTCAAGCACATGATGCAGAGCTTGACACACTCTCAGGTCTATCTTCAGGACAAGCATCTGACTTGGTTGCCATCACAGAGGCAGAATACACTCAAATTCAGAACATTGACAGTGTTACCATATCCAACACTCAGTTTGGATATTTAGGAGCTCTTGATCAAAATTTGACAAGCACAAGTGATGTCAAGTTCAACAAGCTTGAAGCGACTGGAAGAGTCACCTTGAATGCAATTGATAGCAACTCAGGGTCTGTCATTTGGAATGCTACAACTTCAACTCAGGTGTTCAACACTTCCAATCTTGTATTTGATGCAATTGGTGCTGTTGGAATAGATGATGACTTGAATGTGAGTGGAGAGACAACCTTGAACAGCACACTTGATGTGACTGGCAACACAACTCTTGGTGGAACTCTTGGTGTGACTGGGAACTCAAGCATGACTGGCAACTTAACATTGATTGGATCTGCTGACTTCAACAGCACAATGAATCTTCAAGGTACACTCACAACACAGTCAAACCTTCAAGATGATGGTTTTGTTGCAACCTTTGGTGGATCAGGGTATCAGATCAAAGCAGACGGAGATGCAGAGTTTGGAAATGTACTTGTCAGAGGAGCATTGACAGCTTTTGAATTTATTGCAAAACAAATCACAACCATTGGTGGATCAGAGGTGCTTTCCATAGCAACTGCAAGAGTTGCATCAGTGGACACTTCAAATGACACCATCACTGTTGAGAACTTGAGTGGAACATCTGCAAATCCTTTCAAGGTCAATGACTTGTTTATCATTCAAGTCATAAGTGTGAACAATGATCTTGAAAGTGGTGGATCAGGATCAATTGTAAAGTCAATCAAAGGTGCAGTGACAGACTCAACAAATGCCACAATTGAAGTATCAATCACATCAGGTTCTTTGTCGCAAGTTGCAAAGGGTGACACCATTGTTGGAATTGGAAACACATCTGATGCTGATAGGCAGTCTATCATGTACAGAAATGTGGACAGATCAACTGACAACCTTATCATGAGACTGCAAACTGGAGTGAACAATCACAGTGGGTTTCTCAGTGTGGACAAGACAAGAGTTGCATTTGGTGATCTCAATGGATATTCAGGACTCAGCTCAGAGACATTTGGTTTTTTTGCAGGTGACAACTCAAATGAACATGCACTGATCACTTCTTCAGGAGTATTTTTCAAAAACAACACCACTGTTCTTGCACAGCTATCAAGCAACACATTCAAAGTTGGTGACTCAACAAACTTCTTGTCATTCAATGGGTCAAGCTTTGACATTGCAACAACTTCTTTCAGCCTGAACACAGCCAATCTTGACATCAGCAGTGCAAATGAAAACATTGTCATTGGCACTGGAAGCAACCTTGTGACAGTTGGAAGAATAGACAGCAACACTCAAGGGATTAAGTTTGAGACAACTGGCATATCAGGTCAAAACTTTTGGAGACTTGGACAAGGAAATGTTCAGTTCAAAGTTGGTGATGGAACAAACTTTTTGTCATTTGATGAAAATGCAGGAAGCTTTGACATTCAATCAAGAACATTCACTCTTGACACAACAGCATCAGGATCAGGAATCAAGATTGACTCATCAAATCAACAAGTTCAACTCAAGGATGCCAACAGAGTCAGAACTCAGATTGATGTCAACAATGGTTCTGCTTCACTCACTGAGACAACTGAATACAATGCTAATGATGCAACTGTGATCACACAAGGAACACCATTCTTGAGCAGTGCTTTTCAAACTACAAAAGGTGACTCATTGTACATTGATGTCAGTGCAGAGCTTAACTCACTTGGCACAGATGGAACAGAAGCATACATTCAAGTTGAGGCGCTAGGATCTACAAGTTCAAGTGGAACATACACATCTTTTGCATCTTTTTTAAGTGCAGTTTATACAGCTACATCACAAACTAAAGACACAAGATTCAGTGCACATTCATATTCTTTTGATTTTGTAAAAATAAAAATCACAGTGGTGTCAAACGACACTGCACTCAATGCAGAATTTGAATTAGATGAGAACATTGTTGTCAAAAGCTATGACAGTCAAACAAGAGTCAGTCTTGATGGAATATTTGTCAACAGCAGTGACAATCAATTTGCAAGACTCACGAGGTCAGCAAATGAGTTGAGTGGAATCATTAAGCTCACAAATCTTCCAACATCTAAGCCAACTGAGAGTGGAATTTTGTACAAAGAATCTGATGGAACTCTCAAGGTCTCCTAAGAAAATCAAAAAAAATAGGTATCTTCAGATATGGCACAATCAACACAAGTAAGAACAGCAACCATTGCATCAGGAGCTTCAACAAGCTCAGCAATTGAGATTGATCAACAATTCAAAGACTTTGAAATGGGATCAATAGTTTTCACAGAGTCAATGACCAACACATCATTTGATGTTCAGATTGATGTGGATGGAACATTTTATGATATATATGATACTTTTGGTACAAAGTTCAACATATCAGTTGCAACTGGAAAACACTCACTTCCTGCTGATGTGTTCAAGGATGTTTTGAAGATCAGGCTCAGTGGATCACAGAATGAAGCAGGTGCAAGAACTTTCAAGGTCATACTCATAGACATGATTCAATGATATTCATTGCAATCTCACATATCAGGTTCGGAGTTTTGAACAGAAGCAAGCAAGTATTTAATCAGTCAAGAATAGTTTTCAATAAGCATTAGCATGGATTTAAAAGGCACACAACTCAAAGACACATTTGGCAACCTTCTAACCATTGGCACAAGTGCAGGAACACCAACAACTGGTGGTCTTGAGAATGGCAATGGTGACAACATAACTGCATTAGGTATTGGTACTGATAGTCCTTCTGCTCCTTTTCAAATATCATCAACTGGCACTGCATTATCAGGCACTGGAAATGGATATGGTTTTCATATAACACCTGCAAGTTCAGGAGAAGTGTTTCTTGATGCAATAACTGGCAGTTCAGGTAATACATCAGCAAGTCTTAGAACATATAATAATGGAACC